GAGAACCAGCGTGCGTGGGGCTTCGTCACTCGTCGATTCTCAGAGGTTCTGTTTGACAATGGCACTGGCAAGTGTAGAGGATTGTGAAAGGATTTGTGAAGAGCAGCATGTACCTTACGATAGGATGGCGGTGGTTAGAGGCGCGTTAGTAAAATCTAACAGCGGAGGCGTAGACTATTCCTCTAAGACATTATTCAGACGCAACGGTGTATTAGAACCATTAAATGAACCGTTAGATACCAGTAATTTATATGATAATTTTTAAATACCATAGGGAGTGTTTGGGACATAGTATGGGAGTGTTAGGGACATACCTTGACCAAGATAGGGACACAGAACGTCCGTAACTTACCCATATATCCATTCCATTATATGGAATATAGGAAGCGAACCCCTTGAGGGGGTTCAGCTTCCAGGGAAAAGAGAGAAGTAAAGAAATGAAAAGATTTAAAACAATAGACAAGGACCACTGGTGGATCACGGCACACACGAGCGAGCGGGAGCGAGCGGGAGTCTTTGTCCCGTTAGAGCTAGCCAGGAGAGACGGAGACTTCTCCAGGGTGAGAGCAGTGGTATGGGCTTGGTACAGGCGCGAGTGCGGGCGGACGGATCTATCCGTGAGTGCGAAGCTTATTATGTGGGCGCTATGCGAGCGGTGGAGATATGAAACCTGGAGCAGCCATGATGCGATTAGTTATTATGCAAAGATGACTGGTGTTAATAGGAAAACATCTGGTAGAGCTATGACTGAGTTAATTGAGAAAGAGGTGGTGTGGTGTGTCCTGGAAGGTGAGCAGAAAAGATTGCGGAAGTCTCAGCCTGGTGGTAAGAAGCATTTTTTGTTAGTGGGCCTGGTAGACCTATTGTAGGTGAGCGCACACGGAAGGTTGTAATGGAGGAGTTCCCGCGAGCGCTCGTGAGAGGATCAATCAGAGCGATCAATCCATCTAACTATTAACTCTACAACAAGTAGAGCTGTAATGGTAGTTAAAGCCATTGTTAAAATTATTAGTTTAATTGCCTCAATCACTTCTTTTCTTTTTTATCTTTGGTTTCTTTTTTCTTTTTGTTTTTGCCAAAGATGCGATCAAACTCAGACTCGTATTTTTTACGATCTGGAATTGGTCTTGGCGTACTTCCTTTTCCTGACATTGGTTACTCCTGGTTAATATGTTTATAGCGTTTATCTTTTGCAAACGCCCTGGTTAGTTTCGTGCGGTCATCTTTAGATACTATCCTTAATAGTTTCTCTGGTGTTAAACCATTTTTCCATCCACCGCTTTGGTTTAAGCCGTATTTATCGCGCATTTGTTTCATTATTTGTTCTGTGGTCATTTCTAAAGCCTCTCAACGCCATTTTTGTCAACGTAGGCTATGTTGTCCCCGTCTATGTCTTTAAGTAACCACGCGCCTTCTGTGTTCGTTTTAGAGGTATCTTCTGAAATGTAGGCATAATCGCCAGTGATTCCATTGTCTGCCATATGAGCTTTATATTTTGCTAATGCTTGGTCAAATGTCATAGTCTTTCCGTGAATAATAAAATTAATAATTGTATTTGGTCATCTCTTAGATTTCTCAAATGCTTTGGTATTCGTCTTCTGTCTATCTTCATTTGTCTTGGTCCTTAATTAAATCATCTTCATGAGCTATTACATCACCTACATGTCTTTGGCCTCTCCAAAGCCTAACTTCAACAACATCATTAGTGTAATAACCTAAAATATAAGACTCATTATTTCCATTGCAAGTCACCCTATCGCCACTTTTAAATTTGGCGTTTGTTTTATTCGCGTTACTCATTTGTCTTGGTCCTCCCTGGTAATTATTAAATATGCTCCATGTAGGCAAAAGACCATAAATGAAAGCACGATTAGAATTTCTATACAGTCAATCATTGAGCGGCCCTCCTGGCTTTTGCTTTCTCGTTGTTATGATGCCTTGTCTCTTCGTTAAGTGGAGCGTGTAGCTCGTCTAAGTAGTCCAGGGCTAGTTTTTTCTGGTCTTTGGTTAATTGTATTAAGATCTTGTAATCTGATCTTTTCCACATCGGCCATTGGTAAAAACACTTATCTTTGTTTTTGTATTCCCAGAGAACTGGTTTGTTTATGCCTTCTATATGGTCTTCCCAAACATAGAAATCATCTCTAAAGGTATCTGCAAATCTTTCCATTACTTCCCACCTTTTAAAAATTCAACAAAGCCATCAATAATGTTTTCAGCTTCTTCAAGGCTAGTAGCATCAAACCAAAAATCCATTCCTAAATGGCCCCAGTTTTCATGTGCATATTTACTTGGTCTTACTGCAAAAATTGGTGTGCCATTATAACTAGCCATACCAATATTAAAATTATTATAAAGTTGCTTCTCCATTACTTCCTCCTAGTTTTTTAGAAAATGATTAATTAAATAAGAACCATGCCAAGCTTTGCGCCTGGCTGGTTTTCTGAATAGTTTTTTTAATAAGTTCATTACGCTACCTCCTTTATTACAATTTTAGCTTTTTTGTCACCGATTATTTTTCTTGCTCTGTTAATTGCTTTTCTGTCAGTACCACAATTCATGTTGTGAATTTGAATATAGTTGCCATGTTGAGGCAAGTCCTCAAAGTTAAACCAGCCATTGCCATGTGTTCTAATTACATATTCCATTACGCTACCTCCCATGTTTTTTTGTAAGCCATCACATGTCTTTGTAAACCACCCTGGTTGTAGATTGGTTTATCAACCTCGGTCTGACAACCTAACATGTAAGGGTTGACATTCTGAACTCTTCCATCTTCCAACTCAATAGTTACTGTTTTGTGGTAATACTCACAAGGCACAACCTTGGTAACAGTTCCCCAACCAGGTATGTTGGCCATGTCACCTTTGTAATAGATCTTGTCACCAGCATCAATGCCACCAACATATCTTTCATCGTTCCATTTGTGTTTATTAGTCATTTTTCCTCCTTATTTAACAACCTCATTACCCACTAAGTATAGCATGTACAATGCACATGTCTACTCTTTTATACTATTAATTTAAGTTTTTTGATAGTGTCCTGGGCGTCTTTGTGTAGGATCCCAATACCACCAGCTTGTATCCAGGCGTTGATGTTGTCTGCTCTATCATCAATTAGTATGTGGTCCTCCCTGGCATAAACGGCCTTATGTTTGCCTTTGATGGTGCATGTTACAAGAACTCCAGGATCAACATTTTTCCTAATCCAGAAATACTTATCAGCTGCAACTCTCTTTCTGTTTACATCACCAATTGCTGTTAGGATCTCCCAGTACAAGCCAGTGCCTTTTACATAATTAATTAGATCTTGCATACCTGGCATAATTGGTAACTCCAGGAACAGTCCCTGGTCACTTAAATCTTTTTTTCTATCATCATAAGTGACAGGATCTAAAGGGCCGTTTAAAAACTTTGGCCCTTCTACTCCTTTGACAAAATCAGCTAACACTCCGTCCATGTCTATAAATATGTTCATGCTACTCCCTTGTCATATCTGGTCATTTTATCTTTTGGTATTTCCTTGTGAATCCAGTCAATAATCATTGGATCTCTTTGGGTTGCTTTGTATGTATTCATAAACATATAAGCATCACAATCTTCCTCCAGGTAAACTTTGTTACCCATTTGGTAGCTGAACGGGCTGATCTTGTTGGCTATGCCTAGATCGTCTAGCTCTCTATCTTTAACAACCAGGTATCCATGGCTGCCTGTTATGTAAAATTTATATTCCATTATTTATCCTCCTTATTTTTTAATGCTCCAAGTATCATCTCAAGCATCACAAGATCGTCCCAAAAAACTTTGTTCTTTTGGAATTTGATATTCCCAATAGTCATTTCAAGTCTTTCAGCTAAAGTATATCCACCAATCTTTTCCATATAATTAATAAATCTAGTTACTGGTTTCATTATCTATCCTCCTTATAATTTTCTTTATTTTCCCAATCTTCGTATGTTTTTAATAATTTGTTATTAAGATCATGGAAGTTAGCATCTTCCAGGGCTGAAAACATTGTCTCCATAATATCGCCACCATCCCATTTCAAATACTTGGCTACAATTATTCCAAGAGCGTCTGCATCAGTCACCCTTGGATCATTTGGATCAACGTATGCTGTTTCCTTTACCAACTTAATAACATAAGGTATTAGGTCTTTTACTATATCGTCACTGGTTTTTATATTTATCATGCTACCTCCTTAATTTTGAAATCTTTGTCCCACTTACCAACCTCAATGTGAAAGTAGTAAGCTTTATGAAAGTAATCAATCATGGCGTCACTCTCATCAAACCAAAGATCACCAACTCCTGCCTCAAAAGGAGCTGTTTTGATTATCTTGGTTATCTCTTCAAAGAACTCGCCGTTATTTGGATAATGATCTTTGCACCAGACATTGTTTATTTGATGATATCCAGTATTAAGATCTAAAGGAGTGTATTTATCTTCATACACGTTATATGTGTCCTCCTCGTCTTTGAAAGCTGGGCCTTCCATGATTGCAACATTGACGGCAAGTCCTCCGCTATCTTTTGTCACACTGAATTTATAATCTGGAAACTTTTTCTTTAAGGCGTTCCTTATTGCCTTTACTTCTTCCGCGTTAATGTAAGCCATTATTTCTCCTCCTCATAATTGTATGGAATACCCTCGTCTTTATTGGTGTTACAGTCGCCACAAGTATATTTATAATTAAGCCAATCTTCCGCAGGTGTGAATTTTTGACCGCCGCACCCATAGAATTCCCAATGGTTATCATAAAACCATCTATAACCTGCTAGTTTACCAAGTTTGATTTCTTTGTTGCATTTGTCGCAAATTGTTTCTTTAGCCATTATTTCCTCCTTTTAAATTAACAACCACATTCATATATTACACTATACTACTCTATTGTCAACACTCATACTGCAATTAATAGTAATAAATAGTTAATAGTGTTGTATTTAAGCTATAATTAATCGGATTATGACAAATAAAATGCCAAAAAAACGAGGAAGGAAACCCATAAATATTGACCTGGAAAGGGTTGAATATCTGGCGTCTTTGAACATGGGAATCATGGATATATGCCGTAGCCTGGGGATAGGATGGGACACGTTCAATAAACATAGGAATAAAAAAAACTCGGAATTAAAGGAGAGATTGGACGCAGGGAAAGCGCGAGGACTTCAGCTCGCCACGTCTAAGCTCATGGAAAAAATCCAGGACGGTGACTTCAACTCCATCCAGCTCTACCTCAAATCAGCTGACAGAGACACCTGGGCGGAAAAACAAACAGTTGAACATAATCTAAATTTAAGTGACGTACTCACGCAGGCTCGGGCGCGCGTGATAGATCACAAGCCAGGCAAACCCGAGCAGCTAATCAAGATCCCGCGCGAGAGCGAAGGCGCGAAGGAGTGAGCGTGCTAGCTAGCCCCCCCCCCGTGTGTTTTGTCCTGGGCGCTTTATATAGAGAACTACTGAACTAAAATTTTTTAATTTTTTTTAATATGAAATATGGAATAAAACAAGAACGAGAACTGATGACCGAGCTATGGTCAGGACCAATTAAAGACAATCCAGTAAACTTTGTTAAGTATGTCTTCCCATGGGGACAGAAGGATACCCCCCTGGAAGAGTTTAAAGGACCAAGAAAGTGGCAAGAAAAAATTTTAATGGAAATGGCGGTTCACATACAAAGAAACAATGTCCTGGATCTACCAGAGATGTTCAGGTTGGCAGTGGCATCTGGACGTGGTATTGGAAAGTCAGCTTTAGTTGCCTGGATCATTGTATGGATGTTATCAACCAGGTTGGGATCAACCATTATTGTTACCGCTAACACCGAACAACAGCTCAGATCAAGAACATGGGCGGAGCTAGGTAAGTGGCTTACGCTGTCTATAAACTCTCATTGGTTTACCAAGACTGCCACCACGATTAAACCAGCTCCCTGGTTTGAAGAGGCGCTCATTAACGACCTCAAGATAGACACTGGTTACTACTACGCCCAGGCACAGCTCTGGAGCGAAGAGAATCCAGACGCCTTCGCGGGTATTCACTCCTCCTACGGAGTTTGCTTAATTATGGATGAGGCTTCTGGTATTCCCGCGCCCATCTACTCTGTCTCCGAGGGTTTCTTTTCAGAGCCTACGGCAAATAGATACTGGCTTACCTTCTCCAACCCGCGTAGAAACACTGGACCATTTTATGACAGTTTCAACTCCGCGCGTGCGT